TCCGACATCGGCGAGATCCCGCAGGTGCACAACCGTCCACGCCGCGATGAGTGTGGGAAAAGCTTGCTACTTTTTCTTACCACCTACTTCCCCTACTCCACCGGCCTGTCGCCGTTCAGCGACGACCACAAACGCGTGATCGGCCGCATCGAGGACTGCTCGACTCGTGGCGGAAGGTTCGTGAATGCCGTCTACAGAGGTTTTGCCAAGAGCACGATCTCCGAGCTCGCGTTGCTGTGGGCCGTGCTCTACGGCCACCGCTCATTCGGTGCGATCTTCGCCGCCGAGAGCGACCTCGCGGCGAAAGCCATCAACAGCATCCGCACCGAGCTCTCCGACAACGACCTGCTCTACGAAGACTTCCCCGAAGTGTGCCACGCCGTGCGTGCCCTGGAGGGAAAGGCCCAGCGGTGCAACTCGCAGACGCACGCCGGCAAGCGAACGCACATTCAGTGGAAGAAAGACACGCTCGTGCTCCCGACCATCGACGGCTCGCCGTCGAGCGGTGCGATCATCATGAGCCGCGGCCTCACCGGCTCGATCCTCGGCCTCCGCTGGAAGACTCCTGACGGCCGGCAACTGCGTCCCGACGTTTGCATCGTGGACGATCCGCAGACCCGCGACAGTGCCCGCAGCCCGGTGCAGTGCCAGGCCCGCATGGAGATCCTTCTCAAGAGCGTGATGAAGCTTTCCGGCCACACGACCAGCATGGCATGCGTGGTCAATGCGACGGTGATCGAGCACGGCGACATGGTCGACCAGCTGCTCGACTCCGGCAAGCATCCGGCGTGGCAGGGCGAGCGGATCCCGATGGTGCGGCACTGGGCGACGCGGCACGAGGACATGTGGCTCGAGCAGTACGCAACGCTCCGGCGGACGTTCGCAAAGGACCTCGTCGGCGACCAGGCCCGTGCCCACCGCGAAGCCAACGAGTTCTACCTCGCGAACCGGGCCGCGATGGACGAGGGCTGCCTCGTCTCGTGGGCAGCGTGCTTTGACCCAGAGAGAGAACACAGCGCGATCCAGCACGCATACAACGCGTACCTCGACGACGGTGCGAGCGTGTTCGCGAGTGAGTTCCAGCAGGAGCCGATACGCGATGAGGCGGCGTCGGCCGGCATCTCAGCCGAGGAGGTCCGCGGCCGGGCGATCCACGTGCCGCGGTGGCTGGTGCCACGCGGGCTCGACACGCTCACCTGCATGGTCGACGTGCAGAAGGAGCTCCTCTACTGGGCCGTTGTGGCGTGGGGCCACCAGTTCCGCGGCCACGTCGTGAGCTATGGCACCTACCCCGACCAGGGCCGCCAGTATTTCTCTCTTCGCGAGGCGAAGAAGACGCTGTCCCGCGCCCACGGCAACAACGTCGAAGCCGCGATCCACGCCGGCCTCGAGGCCGTGGCCGCCGAGATCCTCGACCGGGAGTTCGCCCGCGAGAACGACGAGGCCGTGCTCCGCGTCGGCCAGATGTTCATCGACGCCAACTGGGCACAGACGCAGGGCGTGATCAGAGACTTCGCACGCCGCTCAAGCTACGGCCCGCGGGTGCTGCCGACGCACGGCCGGTTCGTCGGGGCCTCCGGCCAGACGATCAGCGACAAGGCACCCGACCGCGGCGAGCGGATCGGAGCCAACTGGCGGACCAGCACGATCGGCAAGCAGCGGCATGTGCTCTATGACACGAACGCGTGGAAGACGTTCCTGGTGGCCAGGCTGAAGCTGCCGGTCGGAGATCCGCAGGCCCTCACGATTCACGACGGCAACCACGACATGCTCGCGGACCACCTCGCGAGCGAGGTGCCGGTGCGCGTTGAGAGCAAGATGAGGGCGTGCGACGAGTGGAAGCTCATTCCGGGCCGCGATAACCATCTTCTCGACTGTGTCGTCGGGGCCGCGGTGGCGGCGTCGTTCTCTGGGATCTCGGCCGTCGGGGCCGAGGCCAAGCCGGCAGTCACCAGGAAGGTGATCACACGCGAGGATCTCGCGGCCCGCCGGGCTGCCCTGCTTGCGAAGATGGGTAGGTAGTCCGCTATTTGGCCGATGGGCGGCGCGTGGCAGTCTGCTGGTGGTTCCGTTTCTCCCACCAGAAAGGCATCACCAAATGCGTTTTCTCGCCGTGCTCCTGCTCCTCTCGCTTTCGTCGGCCGCCGTGGCCGACACGAACGTCTACGCTCGCAAGGTCACCATCACGTCCGCCCAAGACCACGCCCTGGTGCTCGCCAGACGCGGCACGCTGGTCCACAGCCACTGCGGCCAGACAGAGGGCATAGGTTGCGGTTCGACTCCGGAGTCGGCTCGTCGCAATTGTTGTTTTTTTGGCCGGAAGGTCATCGTCGACGAGGGCGTCGCATACTCGCCAACAACTCGCAAGTGGTTCGCCGTGATTCGCTACCGGTGATCCTGGCCGTCCGGCAGGACGGCAGCGGACTGATAAACCGTGTCGCCCACACCTGCCGGGCGGCTTTCTATTTCCTGTTGATTGCTTGTGACGCAATAAACGAGAAATACCATGCCGCACGTTCTCATTCGATTCCGACTCCCTGAAGAGCAGTCAGAGTTTGAAACTGCCATCCAGGGTGGCCTCGCGAGGTCCGCGCTGTGGGACATTGACCAAGCGTGTCGGTCACTGCTCAAACACGGCGAGCCGACCGAGGCCGAGGCTGCTCTCGCAGAGCGCATCCGAGCCATGATTCCGGCTGAGTTGCTCGAAGGTTAACCGGTGAACAATGGTACACTCATGGATAGCGGGCTATGCGTCCGCGTATGAGGTGCCAATGGCAGCCGCCGATGACGTTCTCGACGCTCTCGCCGCGAATCTCGCGCAGCCACAGCGTGCACGCACCGACGCCGGCGAAGTCGAGCAGCATGAGCTCGACAAGCAGCTTGAAGCTGCGAAATGGATCATCCAGCAGCGCAATGCCATCACTGCCGGCAGCCCGTTCGCGATGATGCGACGGGCCGTATTCACCTCCCCTGGGGCCAGCAGCTGATGGCCAAACGTGCCGCAGCCAAGCCGACGCGGGCTCGACCCACCCTCAAGCAGACGGTGGCCGAGCAGAAGGCCGTCATCAGCAAGCTGGTGCGGGCACGGTATGACGCTGCCCAGACCACTGAGCACAACCGCAACCACTGGTCGATGGCGGATTACTATTCTGCCGACGCGGCCCTGGCTCCGGAGGTCCGCCGGAAGATGCGAGCCCGTGCTCGCTACGAACGCGACAACAACGCTTATCTCGCTGGCATGGCCAGCACGCTGGCGTCCGACCTCGTCGGCACCGGCCCACGGTTGCAGCTTGACTGCGGCCGCGACGCAGACGCTGCGAGCGTCCGCCGCGTCGAGGATGCCGTGTTTGAGTGGTTCCTGTCGATCGACATGGCCCGCAAACTGCGGCTTGCCAAGCTCGCGAAGGTCACCGATGGCGAGGTCTTTGCCGTTGAGACGACCAACCGCCGGCTCCGCGGCGTGCAGCTGGACGTGAAGCTCATCGAGGCCGACCAGGTGACGAGCCCGGCGCCGGAACTCCATGCGTCGAGCGTCGATGGGCTGCGATTCGACGAGGACGGCAACGTCAGCGAATACTACGTGCTCAAGCACCACCCCGGCGCGACGCTGTCGGGATGGGTTGGCGACGGCCAGTGGTATCCGGCCGACAATGTCCTGCACTGGTTTCACGCATTCCGCCCAGGCCAGCACCGCGGCGTGGGCGAGGTCGTGCCTGCCCTCGAGCTCTTCGCCATGCTGCGGCGTTACACGCTGGCGGTCGTGACGGCGGCAGAGACGGCAGCAGACTTCGCCGCGATCATCAAGACGAACCTGCCGGCCGACGGCATCGCGACGGCCCAGCCGGCGTGGGAAACCATGCCGCTGATGCGTGGCATGGCCACGAGCATCCCCGATGGCTGGGATGCCCTGCAGATGAAGCCAGAACAGCCGACGTCGACCTACAGCGAATTCGTGAAGCGGCTTATCAACGAGATCGCCCGCGCGCTGAACATGCCATACATCGTGGCCGCTATGGACAGTAGCGCCGCGAACTACTCGAGCATGCGTGGCGACTACCTGGTCTACCGCAAGCACCTAGCGTGCGAGCGGGTGGACCTCGAGCGTGTGATGCTCGACCCGCTCGTCGGCAAGTGGCTCGACGAAGCAGCTCTGGTGCCGGGGCTCATCCCCGACGGTCTGCCGCCGATGGCCGAATGGACGTGGCAGTGGACGTGGGATGGGTTTGAGCACGTCGACCCGAAGAAGGAAGCCGACGCGATGGAAACGCGGCTGAAGACGCACACCACCACGCTCGCCGCGGAGTACCAGCGGCTCGGCCGCGACTGGCGGCAGGAGCTCGCACAGCGGGCCGAAGAGATCACGCTCATGAAGGAGCTCGGACTGTTTGTCGACATGACGCCGGAAGTGAATTACGGCGGCGACCAGGATCCCAACGCAGCTGCTTCGGCGGCGCGGCTTGCCAAGCTTGAACGCGAAGTGAACGAGCTCCAAGACGCAGCGGAGGACCAATGTGGGACTTCGATGAATGGGACGACGACATCGAGGAGTTGATCGAATTCCTATGAAGCGAATCACAACCGACGCACAGTTTTCCGTATCGACGCCCGGCGTTGCAGCTGACGGCACCGGTGCCGGCGGCATGCCGCGGTTTGAGCTCGTCGGCTACACGGGCCGGGCGATCCGGCAGTCGTGGAGTCGCAATCCGCTTGTGGTCGACCTGGCTGGCATGGACACAAGCGGCAACGTGGCCGTGATGTATGGCCACGACTACTCGCTTGAAGCTGCCATCGGGCAGGCCGACCGAAAAGACAACTCCGGCCAGGACCTGGTCGTCGCTGGCGACGTCATCGGAGACGGCCCGCTGGTCGACAAGGTGCTCGGGTACGCGAGACGCGGCTGGAAGTTCCAGGCGTCGATCGGTGCGGACGTGAACCGCATTGAGAACGTCGCGCCGGGCGAGATGGTCACCGTAAACGGCCGGGAGTTCACCGGCCCGATCTCGGTGGTGCGCGCAAGCACCCTGAGGGAAGTAAGCGTAGTTCTGTTTGGAGCCGATGCCAGTACATCGGCCGCAATCGCTGCGGAAGCGACAGGGGATGAGCTCATGGCGGACCACGCCAACGAAACGCCCGACGTCGACCAGCCGGTCGTCGCGGAAGGCACGGCGAGCGTCGCCGTGGGCAACGAGAACGTGACCGTAACGGCCGAAAAGCCGGAGGTGTCCGTGGACGAAATGAAAAAGACTCTGATGGCTGAGCTCAAGGCCGAGCTCCTCGCCGACATTCGGGCTTCCCGCCCGGCTGCCCCGGCGATTCACGTCGTGGCGAAGCCCGCCAACGACGCGAAGGTGGTGGAGGCCGCCCTTTGCATGGCCGGCGGCCTGACCGACGTCGAGAAGAAGTATGACGAACGCGTCCTTGAGGCTGCCCACGCCCGTCGGGGCGAGGCGACGCTGTCGCAGGTGGTGCTCGCCGCTGCCCGCGCCAACGGGTACGCGGAGGCCGGCCACAGGATCTCCGAGAGCAACTGCCGCCAGGTGCTGCGTGCCGCGTTCGCGACGCACAACATCTCGACGATTCTCTCGGCGACCTACGGCAAGTTCCTCCTCGACGGCTTCACTGCGGTCGAGCAGAACTGGGACGCGATCGCCAGCACTCGCAACGTGAGCGACTACAAGTCGGTCACGGGCGTTCGGCTGACGGGCGGCTTCGAGTTCGAGGAAGTGGCCAACGACGGCGAGCTCCGCAGTGCGGATGCCGGCGAGGAAAGCCGCACCATCAAGGCCAAGCTGTATGGGCGGCTTTCGTCCATCTCGATGGTCGACCTCGTGAACGACGATCTGGGTGCCCTCACCCAGGTGAGCTCACGGCTCGGCTACGGGGCGGCGATCGGTCTGAACAAGGCTTTCTGGGCCGCGTTCGAGGACTCCAACGCCACGTACTTCGCGAAGGAAACCGCCGGCTCCGGCAATGCCTTCTCGATGACGTCGCTGAAGACGGCGGCCACCGGCTTCCGCAAGCTCAAGAACCCGGACAACAACCCGCTGGGCGTTCCGCCCAGCGTGCTGCTCGTTCCGGCCGAGCTCGAGGTGGCGGCGGCCGAGGCAATGTCCTCGAGCCTGCTGATCACCGGCTCCGACACGGTCCGCGGCAACGCGAACGTGTTCGCCGGCCGGTATCGCGTCGTGAGCTCGTCCTACCTGTCGAGCGCCAGCACCTGGTGGCTCGCAGCGGATCCGCGGGCAGTCCCGGCGATGGAGGTCGCTTTCCTCAACGGTCAGCGGCAGCCGATGGTGGAGTCGGCCGACGCGGACTTCAACACGCTCGGCATCATGGTCCGCGGCCACTGGTCGTGGGGCGTGGCCAAGGCCGAGAAGAACGGCTGCTACCGGATGGCGACGGCCTGAGCGTGACAAACCGTAGCCGGTCGGCGGCGTGCCCAAGCGCCGCCGGCCGGCGTGACGACCAAAACAGTTTTCCATTTTCCAGAAACGAGGTGATCAGTGTCTTACGAGTACGAAGGTGACAAGATCCGCTACACGCCCACCACGGGCGTTGCCGCGGGCGAAGCGGTGGTGGTTGGCTCGATCGTCGGCGTGGCCTCGCGGCCGATCGCTGCGAACGAGCTCGGGAATCTGAACGTGGAAGGGATCTTCAGCATCACGGCCCCGGCCGGCGTGATCGCGCAGGGTGCGAAGGTCTACCTCTACCAGGGGCAGGCCGTGACCGGCGTCACGGGCACCGCGATGGGCTTCGCTGCTTCGGCCAAGGCCAGCGGCGACGCAACCGTGAACGTGCTGCTCGTTCCCGGCGCCTGACGTTTCGCCCTTGGGCGGCTTGGGGGCCGTGCGGCCTGGCAATCGTGCCGGCCGCACGGCCTCGGTGGCTCTATTTGGAGTTCCTTCCTCTGTTGGTAACACGCAGTCATGCAGGATCTCATCTCGCAAGGCGCAGCGTGGTTCCGGCAGCAGGCTGACAAGCACCTTTCGGTGCAGGTCGAGTATCGCAGCGTCGGATCGCTCGTTCCGGTGTCCGTGCCGGCGATGGTCGGCATGACGCGGCACGACTCAATGGACCAAGCCGGGTCGATCACACGCATAGAGAGTCGCGACTTCTTCATTTCGACCGACTATTTGTCGCCGGTTCCGAAGAAGGGCGACCGTGTGATCGAGCCAGACGGCAACGCGTATGAGGTGTTCGCACCATTCAGCGGAAACGCGTGGGTGTGGGCAGACCGTCAGCAGAAGATCAGAAAGATTCACACGCAGCTGGTGCCCTAATGCCCTACTTCAGCATCCAATCTCCGACGAGCGGCAACGCCCTGCAGCTGCAGGGGCGGGCCGTCTCGGCCACTGGACCTACTGGTGGCCAGGTGCTGACGTGGGACGGATCGGCGTGGGCGCCGCTGCCTGGCGTCACTGGCCCAACTGGCATCGCTGGCGCTGACGGCCCGCAAATCTACAGCGGCACCACTGGGCCATTCTCGGGCCTTGGCCGCAGTGGCGACTGGTATATCGATTCAATTTCTGGCGTGCTCTACGGGCCGAAGGCAAACAACGCATGGGGCTCCGGCCTGCAATTGCAGACCGGGCAGCAGGGGCCTACTGGTCCGGTTGGTTTAACTGGAGCTACCGGGCCTGCAAACGGACCAACTGGAGCCACAGGTCCGACTGGCGCAGCGTCTGTCGTTGCCGGGCCTGCAGGCGCCACAGGGCCTGCAGGAGTTGGCGCGACAGGGCCGACTGGAGCGCAGGGACCGGCCGGTAGTTCGTCAAACCTCACGCTCTCTGACGCCACCCCATCGGCTCTCGGAACGGCGGCTGCCGGCACCTCGTCGCTCGCCTCGCGTAGTGATCACACTCACCTGCTGCCGTCGCTCTCGACGCTCGGGGCGGCGGCGGCGAACCACTCGCACAACTACGTGACCGCGTTGAACAGCCTCACCGGCGGCGTGACCCTGGCCGCTGGCGGCGGCGTGACCGTGTCCGCCAG